CGATTAAGCCTCCGACGGTTGAGGTTCGGTCTGTGTCGGATTTGGCGCGGGTGTCTGATGATGAGTTGCAGGCGATGATTGCGGCTACGGCGCAGGGGATGTTGGAGGAGCGTAAGAATGGCTGATGGCGGCTCGTTTTTGTCGGCTGGTGTTGGGGAGCCGTCTCGTCGTGCGTTTTTGGAGTTGGATCGTCGTTTGGCTGGGGTGCAGGCGACGATTGATGCGTTGTCTCCTGCTCATGGTGACTTGACTGGGTTGGGGGATGATGATCATCCGCAGTATTTGACTGAGCCGCGTGGCGATGCCCGTTACGCAAATATTAGTTCTTCTCCGACGATCACGTTGTCTGGAGATGCAACAGGTTCGGTGACGTTGACGAATTTGTCAGATGGCACGTTGTCTGTGACGGTCAATGATGACAGTCATAATCACACAATTGCGAATGTTGATAACTTGCAAACGACGTTGGATGGCAAAGCGGCTTCTAGCCACACTCATTCGTATGTGCCTACTGCTGGTGGAACGATGACTGGCGAACTTCAGGTCAATGCTCGCCTTGACGTTGGTGATGGTTCGAACAGCAACCATGAAATTCGCATCTACAAAGCCGACAACAATGTTTCCGACCACATACAGTTTTATAACGGAACGACCCGTATGGGTGAGATCGGGTGCGAAGACACTACTTGGTTGCGAATCAATCAAGAGACAGCAACAAACATCTACACGCCACGCTATATCCGTGCCGATGGCGGATTCTTTGTAGATGGCTCGACATACGGAATTACTGGATCAGGGGCTGGATATTTCAACGGAAATGTTGAGGCTAGGTCTGGCAATGTAGTTGTAACTCGCCCCAATGCAATCATGCTCAATGGGGCCTCTGACAACAATCACAAGATTTACAGTCTCAACAACGCTGACACAGCATTGCCGTGGTCTGACGGCCCCGTCATGGTCGGCTACTCAGGATGGGGCTTCTACTCCGAACAGGAAAACGTATGGCGCATGGGCTTGCGTGGCAACTCTGCTGGAAGTCAAAAGTACGGGTGGTACAACTGCAACCTGATGGTAGGAACCACTCCTGACGACTCCAAGAACACTCATAGACTTCGTGTTGAGGGAGACTCATACGTTACTGGTATTTCGCGGGCAAATGAATTCCACGGCGATAACGGTTCGACATCTGACCCGTCCTTTACGTTTACTTCGGACACGGATTTGGGTTTGTACCGTCAGGGAACGAACTCTTTGGGTTTTGCTCCGTACGGCGCGTATTTGAATAGCGCAGGTTTCTATTTGCCTAGCGGTGATTGGTTCCGTACGACTGGTGCAGTTGGTTGGTATAACCAAACTTATACTGGTGGGGTTTACATGACGGATTCAAGTTATGTTCGTGTTTACAACAGCAAAGGTTTTCGTGTCGATAAAAACGGAGGTTCAAATTATGATGCAGCGTCCATTTTTATTGATGCCAACCCATCAACTTTGTCGTTTCACCCCGGCGGCCAAGCCCCTCAGTTTAGGGTCGGGTACAATAACAACACGATTTACTGTCGCAATTACCCTGACACGGGATGGTGCGTGTTGGAAGCGGACGTAATTGATCGTTCTTCGCGCAAAGACAAACAAGATATCGCTGATTTCCGCAACAGTCCTTCTGCTCTTTCCAGCGACGGTGATCCAACTTATGAGCGAAGTGGTTTAGATATTGCTATGGCTTTGCGCCCTCGCCATTACCGTTGGGATTGGCATACCCACATGCGCCAGTTGCCAACGTCACCTCGACGCGATGAGGCGTTACAAAGATTAAACCGTATCAGAGAAAACAAAGGTTTGGAACCTTTTGAAAGCGACGAACTGTGGCACGAGTGCGGACGAGACTGCAATGGCACACCTGAAGAACCATGTTGGTGGGTAAAAGATTGGCAAACAGGATACTTCGGATTTGTCGCGGAGGAAGTAGGAGAGGTCGCTCCTGAGGCAACACGGTTTGGTGAAGAAAACGATCACACAGGGGTTAAGACTTTGGCTGTGACAGCGATTGCTATCGCGGCCATTCAAGAACTAACTGCCAAGGTTGAGCAGTTGGAAGAGCAACTACAAGGAGCAGCGTAATGAATGAGGGCAATGTCCCTATGGAATCGGTTATCAGGGTTTTGGAGCAGCAGTTCCCGAAGGAACTGACTATTGCGATCCAGCAAGTGCGTATCGAAATGCTTCAGGAAGCATTGAACGCACCACACGACCACGATCACGATCATCCGCATGACGGAACCGACGCTTGATGATCTACTGAGGGAACGGGATTGGCGACGTTGCGCCCCTGATTGGGGCGGAACGTCTGTCGATGAGAAGTTGGCAGCGTTCGAACATTTCTGCGAGAACTACTGGCATATCCGTCACCCTGAGAAGGGGCGGATCACGTTTGAGTTGCGTGATGCGCAACGTGAAACGGTGCGGTGTTGGATCGAGTCGCGTTATGCGATTGTGTTGAAAGCCCGTCAGGTCGGGTTTTCAACGCTGGTCGCGACTTATTGTTTCTGGTTGGCGTTCTTTTACAAGGATCGTCCGATTGTCATGTTGTCGAAGACGGAACGTGACGCGGCGAAACTGTTGCAGAAGTCGAAGTACGGCTACAAGTTTCTGCCCGACTGGATGAAGTATCGCGGCCCGATCGTGAACTCGAACCAGTTGAAGATGGATTTCACAAACGAGTCGTATATCGAGTCGTTGCCGTCTGCGTCTGATCCTGCCCGTGGCGAGTCCGTGTTTCTTGTTGTGGTTGACGAGATGGGCCAGTTGCCAAATTCCGAGGAGGCGTGGGCTGCTATTGAGCCTGTCGCTGACGTCGGTGGCCGTGTGATCATGTTGGGCACAGCGAATGGCGAGGGGAACTTGTTTCACAAGTTGTGGGTGGGTTCGCAGAACGGGACGAACCGTTTCAAGGGCGTGTTTTTCTCGTGGCGGGCTGGTGGCCGTGATGACCTGTGGTACGAGGCGAAGAAACGTGACTTGCCTGAGTGGCAGTTAGCGCAGGAATATCCTGATAATCCTGACGAGGCGTTCTTGAAGTCGGGTCGCCCTGTGTTCAACATTGACGCGTTGCGGGCGTTGGAAACATTGCCTCCTGAGGATCGCGGCTACTTACGCGAGTTGAAGAAGGGTCAGATCGAGTTTGTGGCCGATGGGGGAGCGTTACGCATTTGGAAACACCCCGAGCAGCGACACAAGTATGTGATTGGTGCTGACGTTGCCGAGGGTTTGGAGTATGGCGACTATTCGTCGGCGCATGTGATTGACGCCAACACCCATGAGGTGGTGGCGCACTATCACGGCCACATTGACCCTGACATGTTTGGTTCTGATGTGTTGCGTCTGTTGGGGATCTATTACAACCAAGCGTTGCTGTTGGTGGAGAACAACAACCACGGGTTGACGACGTTGACCGCTTTGAAGAGGTTCAATTACAGCCCGTTGTACAGGCAGCGCAGGTTGCAGAACCGTACGACTGCGGTGACGGAGATTATGGGTTGGCGTACGACTGCGGCGACGAAGCCGTTGGCGATTGACGAGTTGGGTAAGGAGTTGCGCGAGTCGTCGATCACGTTGTGGGATGCAGAGACAATTGCGGAGTTGCGGACGTTTGTTCGTGAGGGCAACGGGAAGATGCACGGGTCGCCGCATGATGACCGTGTGATGTCGTTGGCGATTGCGAACCAAGGGTTGAAGTACGTCTTCTTGCAGGAGTATCAGGTGGAAACGAAACCTCCTGCGGGGTCGTTTGGCTGGTTCATGGAACACATGTTCAAAGAGGCCCCCAAGGAGCAAGAACCTCCGATTGGGTCGTTTTCGGTACGCAATTCGTGACAGGGGACGGTTCAGACATCTCTTTGATGGCTGAATCAATCAAACTCTGTTCCTGCGGTTGTGAATTCACGGAATCGCAGTCGTCTGGCGACACTTGTTTCAAATGCAAAGTGGCGACGATTGGTTTTACTTGGCGTGGTGTTCGCGACACTCGTGAATCGTTCTCTAACGAGACGATTCCCGAGGTGATCCGCGATACGGAACGTCAGGCGGCGGCTAACGGTGTTGAGATCGAGCCTGTCGGGACACGGTGGGTGTGAGATGCCCGCGTGGCTCCAGATCGTTATTGCTGTCCTTGCCCCATCTGGGGTTGTTGTGACGCTGATTGAAAAGACGCGTCGCGAGAACAATCGTGACCACAACCGCAACAGCCAACTACTGCAACAGATCGACAAAAAAGTCGATCATGTTGCTGACCGTGTTGATGACCACATCGAGTGGCATTTGACGAAGGAGAAATGATGACGTATCAAGATGCTTTCAAGCGTGCGCTCGCAACTTTTGTTGCAGGCGCGACCGCGGCCCCGTTGACATCGGCAGTTGTCGATATCTCGTTCTTTAAGGCTGCTGCTATTGCAGGTGTTGTAGCCGTGTGGAACCTTGCAGCCCGCATGTCGCAGGCGTGGCTGTCAAAGATCCCTGAGAGTTCGTTCTGATGGCCCGTCAGTCAAACTCTGACCGTTTGAAGCGGTTGAATCTCGAACTGAACCGTTCAGTCCGTTGGCGTAACGATTCACGCCGTGACGACTTGTGGAAACGGATGGTCGATTTGTATCGCGGCAAGCATTACAAGTCGTTGTCTCGTGAAGACCGCATGATCATCAACATGGCGTTTGCGACCAAGAATGTCATCGCACCTTCGATCGCGGTGAACAACCCGAAGTTTGTGGTTTCTGCCCGCAAGCCTGAAGCGGCAGCGCAGGCAATCATCACCGAAGAGGTGTTGAACTACATGTGGCGCACCTACAAGTATCAGGACGAGTTCCGTCTAGCGGTAGATGACTTTCTGGTGATGGGCCACGGCTGGGTCAAAGTCGGGTACAAGGCGACGAAGCCTATTGAGATCAAAGAGGCACGGGCCGATGATCACGGTGTCGACGACTACGGCGTCGACGACCGTGACGAAACGGTTGAGGGCAATGTCGAGTCCGAGAAAAGGATGATCGAGGACGACGACAGGCCGTACATCGAACGGATCAGCCCGTTTGACATTTACGTTGACCCTGATGCTCGCGGCCCGAAAGATATGAAGTGGATTGCGCAGCGGATTCGTCGCCCGTTAGGCGACGTTCGTGTCGATTCTCGTTATGACGCAAAGCATCGGAAGATGGTTGGTGGTACGCATGTGTCCCGATGGTCATCAGAGGATGCCCGTGATGGCCGCGACGTTGTTGATGATCCCGATACGTCACCGTACGCATACGTTGATGTGTGGGAGTTCTACGACTTGCGTCGTAACGAAGTGAGCACGTTTGCTCAGTCATGCGAAGACGGGTTTTTGATCGCTCCGAAGCCGATCCCGTTCCCGTTCGGCCATCCGTTCGTGATGATCCGCAACTATGAGGTTCCTGATCATTTCTACCCGATGGGCGAGTTGGAATCGATTGAGGAGTTGCAGTACGAGTTGAACAACACTCGTTCGCAGATGATGAACCACCGTAAGCGGTTTGCTCGCAAGTGGTTGTACGACAAGGAAGCGTTTGACACCGACGGGATCAAAGCGTTGGAGTCTGACGAGGACAACACGATGGTGCCTGTTGACACGAACGGCCAGATGGATATTCAGAAGGCTGTCGCACCAATGCCATCTATTGGCACCCCGCCAGATTTCTACAACCAGTCCGAGTTGATCCAGCAGGACATGGATCGGATCAGCGGTACGTCGGATTACATGCGTGGCGCGACTGCGCAGATACGTCGTACCGCGACTGAGGCGGCGATGATTCAGGACGCGATGAATTCGCGTGCTGCGGACAAGTTGTCACGCATCGAGTCGACTTTGTCTCAATGTGGTGCGCGTGTCATCCAGTTGATGCAGATGTACATGACTGGCGAGAAGGTGATTCGTGTTGTTGGTTCGAAAGCGGTTCCTGCGTGGATCAATTTCGACAGCGATTACATCGCTGGTGAGTTCGACTACGAGGTCGAGGCCGGCTCCACCCAGCCGATGAACGAGTCGTTCCGTCGCCAATCCGCACTCCAATTGGTGGACGCTATGGCCCCGTTTGTCGGTCAGGGGATCGTTGACCCGATGGCGTTGGCTCGCCATGTGCTGCAGTTCGGATTCGGGATTAAGGATCCAACAATGTTCATGGGACAGCCACAGCAGATGCAGCCACAGCAGCAGGGACAGCAGGGCGCACCGATGCCTCAGGGCGGCGAACAGGCGGCTCCTCCGATGCCCGAACAGTCACCTGTTGATGGGATTCCTCCTGAGTTGATGGCTGCGGTGCAGGGTGCTTCTGGGTTTGTCCCGTCATCTGAGATTCGCTGACGGGACACTTTGTCTATAGGTACTGAGAGCAACCCGAGGAGGACTCTTGGACACATTTGATGAAGGCGGTTTCACCGAGGAAGCCGTCACACCCGAAGCAGACCCCATCGCGTTTGATGGACAAGTCGACGAGGGAGACATAGCCCCTGAGCCGAACTATCTGGATCTGGACGAGTACGGAAACCATTACGCACGCGTCAAGGTAGATGGTGAGGAACTGGAGGTGCCTGTAGCGGAGGCGTTGCAGGGATATCAACGTCAAGCGGATTACACGCGTAAGACTCAAGAACTTTCCCAGAAGGCACAGCAGGTGCAGTTTTGGGAAACTGTTGATCAAGCGATGCAGGTCAATCCGCAGGAGACGATGAGGTTCCTGCAGAATCATTATGGGATTGGTCAAGCCGAGGTAGCAGCCAATACGTC